AAAATTGGTGCCGATACTCAAATTCCCAGTTAGCGCATTGATATAGCTATCGCCATATGATTCTAATCTTGTTTGAACTGATGCAGTTCCATTTCCTCTGTAAATGGAGAAAGATAATGCTCCACTGGTGTTTGTATTTCTGAATAAGAAAAAGTTTGCATTGGCAGTAGATACATCTGGAAACTCCAAACGGAGATTAGTTGATGCATCTGCACCCTGCGTGACAATTATATCTCGCGGGGTTCCGCCACTTAAAGTTAGATTCCCTGATATATCAAGACTTGAGTTTGGTGTTGTTGTCCCGATGCCGACGTTGTCTTGAGTCGTCACGTCGCCATTGCTAGAATCAAATACCCATGAACAATTTGAATCAGCGCCAACCCATGCACCATTTGGAACCACGAATGATGTAATTCCCGTTGCGGTGATGTTGCCAGCAGCATTGAATTGCAAGCGCTCATTTGATTCAATGCCAATATAGTCGCCGTCCTCAATTGTAAGCGCAGTGATGCTTGTCCATTCCGCTGTGTTGTTTGTGCTATCAAATGTGAGCGTTGGTTCACCTGCGCCACCAGTGATTGATGCGCCATCTGCCATGTCAATATTTGAACCAGATAGCACGCGGAATGTGTTGGCTTGGAAGTCAAAGTCTATTGCGCCCGCGATCACGACATTTATATCATCGTCGCTCGATGCAATGAATCCGGTGTCGTCGTCAGCGTCTAGCAACAATCCAAGCCCGTTCATTTGTAGCTTGGTTTGAAAGTCGATTTGCGATGCTGCGAACGTAGCGGAAATACTTGTGTTGGCATAAAATCCAATACTACCAGCACTATTAAAAATCATATAGGTATCTGCGCTGATACCGTATTGCCCGCCGTCATTTGTATAAAAATCACTCGCTGTCAGTTGCCCGCTCGCATTGAATGCTGCAATTGTACTTGGATTTACAGTTCCGTTTGAGGACGTGGTGATGGCATGCGTATGATTGCCCACTGCGCTATTTGCGGTTGCGGCTGTCAGTGTGCCAGGCGTAGTCAATGCAACATCATCGGCGTTCACCGTAATGCCATCACCTGCGCCTACATTAAACGTGCGGTTTGCAGATATGTCGCCGCCGCCAGTCAATCCACTACCCGCTGTGAGTGTTACGCTTGTATGGTTGATATGTTCGTTTGCCACAAAGCCCACAAGCGAATCGTGGTTGACGGTGTCGCCGCCGCCACTCTCATGTGTGCTGGCATGCGCTGGTAAATCTCCAACTTGGATTGCGCTTGGAATGTAGCGTGTTCCGTCACCGCGCAGGATGTGGCCTGCCGTGTTGCCATCTACGTGAATAATTCCACTTCCTGAATTACTGATTTCAATATCTCCGACTACATCTAGCAATGAGCTTGGCAACGTCGTCCCGATGCCAACGTTGCCGGTAGATCTTTCTATCCATAATGCACTAGTACCTGTGGAATCGTTATTGTGTCTGAGTATATTTAGGCCATTACTAGTTTCTGTGGAGTGATTTTCGCTTCTGATTGTGAATCCATAATTATCTGTACTGTGTTTGATTATCAAGCCAGCTTTATAGTTTCCTATGTCCGCTCCATCAGTATTAAATTCTAAATATTGATCTTCTGTAGTTGTATAGTCCCCAATTTGTAATTCAGAGCCCGGACTCGTCGTCCCGATGCCGACGTTGCAACCTTCAAAATACGCATAATCCGTCGCGCCACTGCTATCAAATCCCAGGCGTGCGGATGCCGCACTGTTGCCGATCCAGTCAGCATCTTCTAGTATAATGCCGGTTATACCAGAGAAGGCAAATGTGCCCGCCGCGTTGACGGTCAGCAATTCATTGCCGCTGATGCCAAATCGTCCACCATCAACTGTAAAGTAATCATCCATTGTAATTTGACCAGATGCATTAGATTGCAAAATTGTGCTGTGATTTGTTGCTCCATCAGATGTTGTAGCGATATTGTGTGTATGTGACGCTGCGGTAACATTATTTGTTGTAGTAGTATCAAGTGTAGAGGGTGTGCCTAAATTTACAGTGTAAGCAGCGTTTGCGCCGCCGTCAGTTGCGGTCAAGCCATTATTGATGTTTAGATTGCGTTCGTTTGTTAAATTGCCTGTAAGTGACACTACAATGTAAGTTGCATCAGATGGCGCAATGCCTGCACTAGATAATGTTTGCCAACTTGGATCTGACCCATCAGAAAATAATATTGTGTTGTTTGCCCCAATCGCCAAATCTGTCCAGTCCGCACCACCGCCTACAATCAAATCGCCTTGTGTGTACGAACTCAATGATGTAAGTGGAATTTCACCGCCTTCAGCATTTGTGCTATGATTGTGAACAGCGTCAGACCAAACATTGTCCCAATCAAGTTGACCACCCTCATTATTGTTTGCGTGAGAGTGAACACCATCTCCGCCGGCAGTTATTATATGATTATCCCAATCAAATGTTTGCCATTCTGGTTCTGTGCCAGCATTATTTACAGCAAGTAATTGATATTGTGTGCCAACAGCTAAATCTTCCCAATCTGCTGCACCGCCAATTATAATATCGCCTTGCGTGTATGAACCAAGACTTGCAAGAGGAATTTCTCCACCCTCAGCATTTGTGCTATGATTGTGTACCATATCTGCGCCTGCTGCACTAGAAATATTGTCCCAATCAAAGCTGGCCCATTCAGGTAATGTTGCAGCGGCGTTAACAGTAAATAATTGATATTGCGTTCCGATATTTAATGTATTCCAAGTTGGCGTTCCGTCTCCATAGATTATTCTGCCTTGAGCAGCGGTTACTACAATTTCGTTTGTAAGTGTAGCATCAGCACTATTTACAAGATATTCAGCATTGGCAGGTGCTCCGCCGCTACCGCCGCCACTGGGCACAGTCGGAGCCGCTTCTAATTGTGTTACTCGATTGTATAAATCACGCAATCTTGCATGAACTTCTTCAAACAATTCATCTATCATTAGATGTCCTCAAAGGTCAATCTTTTTTGTGATTCGCCTTGACCACCAGCCAAATTGATTTGTACAGCTACGATACGTTTATTTGCTTCGGTATCTCCAATTTTCACAGTAACTTTATCACCAAAGTTATAATTTACTCCATACAAACTTGATGGTATGTCTAGTGGTTCAAAATCAAATTTTTCTACAGTCTTTAATTTTTCTAACCATTCGTCAGCTAAATCATTTAGTTGTGCAACAGAGTCTTGTGAACCAGCACCACGCATCACCTCTCTTAGATTGAGAACGCTTTCAGATTGAGCGGTTGCATTTTCTTGATATTCGATTGAGCGTGTTGTGCCTGCACCTTTCCCGTAAGCATATACACGATTTGCTTCTTTGCGATGACGTGTACTTAAAGAGCTTTCTTGTACATTGCCACGACCAGGACTAAAAATATGTGGCGCATTGCCAGCAGCGTTTAAGCCTGTGCTTGAATCTAATCCTGTTGTTGTGCGATCTTCTCCAAGTTGATCAACAAATGTTTTGAAAATATAATTGCCAACCGTTCCGTTAGTTTCAACATCAAAATCTATTTCTGAATAACGTGCAATTTCGTTTAGAACTTCAAGTAAATTTTTACCAGAACGATCGCCTTGCCAGTTTATACCGTTGCCACCATCGGCTTCTACTGAAAATAAATTTGTTGCATCTGACAAAATGCGTCCATCAGCAAATCTACCATTTGCAATTGTAGCATCGCTTCCAATATTTTCTTTCACATATTCTTTCATCACGGTTTCAGATGCATCATTTTTTGCTGATTTTGTTGTAGTTTCGTCGTATGCAATGATGCGCCGATTCAACAAACCGTTTTGACCAGTGCCGACCACATTAAATTGATAGTTTGCATTGGAAAATAATTTGACGTTGAAGTCTTCACAGTGCCCAACAAAATCTGTATACCAATCAACGCGCCCTGGTATTTTTCTTCTGACTTCAATTATGCTATCTACAACAAATAATTCACGTTTGGGATCGTTGTAATTCATGAATAGATTGAAGAATCCGCCGTCGTTAATTTTGTTTTGATACGACAGCGAACGATAATCATCAAGGATTGCCAAACGTGTACCTTCATCATCATACAATACTATTTGATAGATAGCATAATTGACAGCCATTATTTCTTTAACTCAACTATATCAATTTTATCTTTTCTTGTAATTGGAATATAAATTCTTTTTGATTTTGCTTGCGGATTACTAGTTGCATTTTTTGAAAAAGATAGCGGAAAAGCAAAAGGAAATCCAAAATTATCCACTGTAATATCGTGTGTATGTTCGTTAGCTTTTGACAAATATGAATCCGCGATATTTGTTTTAGGTATACCTGCGCCCAAAGCATTTTCTTCTTTTGCTTTTATTTGTTTTGGCAATACAAAAATTATTGTTGATAATGCTGAATACGTCAAAAATTCACGTCGTGATAACATTTTGTTATTTCCAACCAAGATATTTAATAAAAAACCCTATAAAATTCACGTCGTTATTTATGGTGTCTGATACATTCCCACCACTTCTTGAAAATGTTAACAAAACAAAATCGTCAATATTAACATCACTTATTGTTGTTTCAAAATGACAACTATAATTATTTTCGCTTGTTTGAATTGCTTCGGCAGAATTAATTGCGATCTGGCTGTGATTTGCGTAACTTTCACTACAAGCCCCAATACTAGCAGCTATTCCTCCAAATATATCACCGCCACCAGAAACTCCCATTATAATACCAGTGGCTTCCATATTTGAAACAAAGTCATTAGGAACATAAAACCTTCCATATCCATAACTGTCTTGAGCATCTTGCAAAGTAACATATCTTAATAAAGGGGCCACATCATAACTTGGATTTATAACAGAATACGGAGGGATGCCAGATCTGTCTTGTCCAGCAACAACCGGAACCCAAATAGATTTTTCCGTAACATCTACATATTCTCTTGCATCGGTTACCGAAGTTGCACCAGTGTCATCGACTTCTACTGTTGCAAGTGGTATATCCCAATAGGTTGTGCGTCCAGTATCTTGTGTAAGAGAAGGTGTTGAGGGAACAGCAGGTGGCGTAACTTCTGTGCCCTTGATAACTGTTATTCTAACTTCCTGCTCGTCAACCGCAGGCACGTCGCCACCAGGATTGTAAGTTGAACCTTCGTAACATTTTCGCAATACAATATAATCTATACGTTCATCGCCTGCTGCCGCAGCATCAACTGTAATATCTACGCTTGCATCATTTTCGTAATATGCACCATCAACTAATGCCGCACCAGTGTTTACATCTAAATTTGTGCCGTCAAGTGTAACTTCCAATTTGTTTGCAACACTGTAAAAAACTCCAATATTGTATAAGTCACTGTCGCTTTCAGCGCCACCGGCAATCGCAGTTTGCGCAAGGTTGCGCCACATCGTGTTTTCTACATAAGGCCCTGCATCACCAGGTGAATCTGAAGTTGTGCCGCTCCAATAGAATGAATCCTGAGTCATTAAAATATCTCCTATTTATATTCCTATGTATTTTTCAAAATAATTTATTGATACCGCCGTGGTTCCAACGACTGCATTACCACCTATAACTTGCAACGCATTGTTTCCATTGGGTGCTTCAGGGTCGGGTGCAATATGAAAAGTTGCAATATCACTATCAATTGTCACAGTTCCAATTAAATTTGTGCCAGATGTGTTCTCAACGGTTTTTTCACCATAGTTTAAATTTATGGTAACTGTTTCACCAGAAGAAACATCGTAATCTAATTCTATTTTTTCATCAGTTGTATTATTCAGTATTTGTGGATTGTCAAGCGGTCCAACAATTTGTATAGTTGGATATGCTAACCAAGTTCCATTGTATAAGACGCTTACTATGTCAGATAGCCCGGAAGATCCAAACCATATTGGAAATACAGCTCTATTTGTCCAATCTGACGCATCATAAAAAATTAAGTTTTCAGTACTCTCTAGCTCCCACACAACACTATTTGTTTTAGGATTAAAAACAATTGGATCGTAAGCTATGAATCTAATGGTTTCATCAATTGAATATTCATCCCAACTGTCTGTTGAGCGCGCTGTAAAAGCTGGCCCCTGTTGCAAAAAAACATAAAGATCACGAACGCTACCGTCTGGCAATATTTTTCGCAAACGGCCTGGTTCAAAAGAGTTTGCGGTTTGTCGGTTTGGTCTAATTGAATTGATTGTGTTTGAGCGCAGGTCCCAATAATCTGTTCTGCAATTGCCATTTTTGCGATGCAACATTTGTATAATGCGTGGTTCTAATCTATAATCAAGTGCTGTTTCGCCATGTTGGAATGGTCCTCTTTGCGTGATGTAACGTATGGGTGGCATACCCCAACCTGTGAAGCTACGCAAAAAAGATTTTTCTAAATCATTAAACTCATACACATTTGACATATCAAGTATAGATCCATCTGTAGCAATTTCTGTATCAGGTGGTATATAATAGTCAAATTCTATGCGTGCCATTTTATGCCCCTACGCTTTGCAATGCTGCCAAAACATCGTAGTAAATACCAGCTTCACTTTGAACATTTGTGTAAGTTGGATTAACCTCAACGTTTATTTGTCTACTGTTATCAACATTATTTGTATTGCTTGATGTTTGTAAGGGGGTAGTCATTGCTGAAAAATTTGATAGTTGCGAAGATCCAGAAGAAGAAAAATTGTTTGCGGAAAAACTGCTAGAACTATTACCTCCGCCACCAATTGGACAAGGCAATCCAAATTGACTGAACGCCCAACAAATTGCATTCTCAACAGTACCAAACAATGCTTGTCTTAATGAATCCACACTTCCGGCAATACCATCTTTTATGCTGTCAATCATTGCGCTTCCAACGCTTTTTAAACTTGAAACTAATCCAGAAAAAGAAGTTGCCAAATCTAGCCCTGCAAAAAAATCTGAAACTGGATCAAATATTGTAGAAACAACAGTATCTATGCCATCTTTTATTTTTCCAACAATGTCTTTTCCGAGTTGCATCACAGCGCTCCATAAAGTTTGCGCACCTGTTGCTAAGCCGGTTATACCATCTTTTATTGCGGTTACAAATTTACTTTGCCAAACAGCTTCAATACCACTAACTATTTTTGCAACTATGCTTTTACCAAAATCAATAATATCTTCCGATAATTCTGTTATAGCCGCTCCCATTCCTTCGATTGCTCTACTGAATGCATCTTTTAAATTTGAAGCAACTTCATTTATACCCTCTACAACTTTTCCTATGAGTGCCTTACCAGCATCCTTGAAATCCTCTAAGAAGTCAGCGATTTTGTCAAGCATGCCCTGAATTCCAGTTCCGATAGCTGTTTTTATTGCTTCAAATTTTGTTGCTAGCCCTGTTGAAAATCCATCCCACAAATTATTCCAAGCTGTACTTACACTAGAAATAAAAGTTGCCCATACTTCTTCGATTTCTTCTATCCATGTATTTAGCGACTCTTTTATTTCGGCGATTATTGTTACAACTTTTGTTTTTGCAGAATCCCATAGAGTTGTCCATGCAAGCGAAACGGCATCAACGAATGTCTGCCATGCAGTTTGTATTGCAGTTATCCAGGTTTCAAGCGCTAATTCAATTGCAGCTATTACAGTTTCAACCTTCGACTTTATGGCATCCCACATGGTTTTCCAAAAATCTTCTATGTTTTCTACAAAGATTGACCATGCTTTTTCTAATGCGCTTATCCAAGTGTCCAACTTAGATTTTATAGCTGCAATTGCCTTTTCAACAATATCTTGTACGCTTGACCATAATAAGTCCCACAGTCTTTTAACTTCATCAGCAAAATATTGCACAGCACTTATTATTGCACGAATCCACCCATCTATGAAGTCCATTATTCTATCAAGAATGCGTTCAATCACATCCTGTATTGCGTCCATCATGTCAGGAATAATTGATTTTCCAACTAGTTCTTTGCTGAGTTTTTCAAAGAAACCAGTCACGCTACCAATAAACGATTTTACAGCTTTGATTATCAATTTTAACGGAGCTTCAAAGGCACTTACTAGAAGCTTTCCTAAATTTTTGAGAATTTTTTCAACATCTTTCTCTGCCATGGCTTCCATCAATTCAATCCAAGTGTTTTTCATTTCTACCCAGATTTCAACTAATGTTTTTATGATAGAAGCTATTGCGCTAACAATTCCTGTAAACGTTGCAACAAGCGCCAATAAAATTGTACCAACAGTTCCGACAAAAACTTTTATTTCGTTTGTTATTGCTTCCCAATTCAATTCTTTTAAAGCTTCAAATGCATCAATGAATTTTGGTAATGCGTCTTCTGCTATAACAGAAATTGATGACAATACAACGGTTTTAACTATATCAAAAATTGTTGAAAGAATTGGTTTCAATTCGTTAAGAGATCCAATAAATGAACTTATTTTATTTACTATGTTTCCAATAACAGAAATTGCATTTTTTGCAAATGTGATAAAATCATTCGCTGCACCCGTTCCAAAAATCGAAGATACAATTGCGCCAACCTGCATCAATGCACCTTGAAAATCACCACTCAAAACAGAAGTTAAGGCTTTGACTGCACGTGGTGTATTTTCAGTTAACCAATCTCCAAACATTGTGAAAAATTTTTCTAGTTTCGGTCCAACCATTTCAAATACAGAAATTGCAACTTTTCCAAATTCTTTCAATGCTGGTTTAAATGAGTTTACAAATTGAATTCTAACTGTCTCTATTTGACCATCGAGGGCCTCCATTATGCCTTCAAGTGTTTCTGATCGCGCAGCAGCTTGCTCTTGAATTCCTGTTGCGTTTTCAGTTGCGTCAGCCATATTATTCCAACCTTCAACACCTTGTGCCATTAAAACATTCATACCACGTAAGCCTTGACGTGTAAAAATAGATGTCATATAATTGGTTTTTTGTTCTTCTGTCATGTCGGCCATGGAGACCTCGAATTGACCAACTATATCAACCAAATCTCTAAATTCACCATGTTCATCAAATAATTCTATGCCAAGTGCTTCTAATGCTTTTGTCGCTTTTGGGGTGCCTTTTGTCAAGTCTCCAAGAACTGCACCTAAAGATGTGCCTGCCATAGAGCCTTGTATACCCGCTGTGGACAATAAAGCTAAAGCATTATTTGTATCTTCAATCGACATTCCCATTTGAGATGCCGTTGGTCCAACAAATTTTAATGCTTCTACCAATCCGTCAACTTCCGCTACAGAGGCATCAGCGGCTTTAACTAAATTGTCAAGCGCGCCTTCCATAAAAACAGCTTTTTCTTCATCTGTTTCAAGTTCACCGCCAAATGTAGCTAATGCAACCGCAGCAACATCTGATGCTTGTGCTACATCAAGAGTTGTTGCAGCGGCCAGGTTGAACGCTGCTGCTAATGCACCACCTAATTCACTAGTTCCGGCCATGTAACCTTCAAGATCACCAAATATTGATGTGCTTGACAAGCCGGCTTTATAAAGGCCAGTCATTGCTTCTGCTGCACCACTGGCGGATGCACCTAAAACTTTTGAATCTGCGCCAACCGCAATTGCAATATCTCCAAGCTCTTCAACAGATTTTCCTGACTCCGCTGCTGCTGTAGACAATATTGCAAGTTGACTTTCAAATTCCGATGCAATTTGTATTGACTCTTTGCCAAATTCAAGCATTGCACCAGCGGCCTTTAAGGCCATCTCTGCAACTTTTTCTAGTGCAATTCCGACGCTTACTTCAAGAGCACGTGTTAATGAAAATCCTTGTTTTTCAGCTTGTTCAGTAGCATCGTTTGCTTGCCCGATGCCATTTAAATAACTTGTGAGACCTCGGTTAAAGTCCCTTACATCAAAAACTGCTACTAAACCTATTTTTTCCAACTCTTATTTTTCCTGTTAGCTAACTCGTTTTCATATAATGCAATTTGATTTTCCACATTATAGAACGCTATCATTTCGGCTTTGCAATCGTCGCATTGTTCATTCCACTTTGTAGGTGTTAGGCCCCACCACCTTGCTACTCTCAATTCAAAAAATCTTGTTGAAAATGTCCACTTAGACTTTTTGCGATTCCAATTGATTAAATCGCTAATCTTCTTCTGATTGTATTGAACTGCGAAACGTATCTTCCGCAGCTTTTACAGCTTCAGGATCGGCCCCCCTGCTACTCAACTTGATGATTTCCATCATGGCATTTTGAATTTGCTTGGGCGTTTTCAAAAGTTCAGTGGTGACATACATAACTTTCAAATCATATTTACTTTCAGGCAAATCAATTTCTAGCCACTTTTGAAGTTCAAGCCACTCATCAGAAATTTCACAATCGACGCCTTGATAAAAAATATAGGCCATCGCTTTTTCTGATGCCTCTTCATTTGCCTTTTGCAATTCAGCTTGATAGACAAGCCACTTATTTACATCTTCTTCTGGTGCATCCTTTATTGAATCCTCGTCATATTCATATTCTTGTTTGTTGCTAGCGCCAGGAAGATCAACTTTGTATGTCGGAACTTCCAAATCATATTTTGCCATTACAGCATTTTGAATCTTTTGCAACTGAATTAAACTTATCTCTCTATATTCCATTTTGTAATGCCCCCTTTTAGGTCGGGACATACTTGAATGTAAAAGGAGAGAAAATCATCCAAATATGTCCCGTCGTAGAAAACAACCTAGTAGCCAGCGACTCGATAAACTACACCTTCGTTTGAGCTATTTTCACCCACCACAAAAGCTTGATTAGAATCACACATGTAAACAGCATTGTATTCAGTACCTGCTGGTAAACTTGTTACTGTTTCCCAGTCTGCACCACCGTTTCGCGTGCGATATAAATCATCGCCATCAATTGCCATTCCTACAAATCTATTTGCAAAATGCATGTCGTTAATACCAGAACCAGCACTTGCGGTAAATAAACTTGTCCAAGAGGCGCCCGCGTCATCACTATACCAAATGACACCATTAGCATCACCGACCATCAAATTATTTTCATCAAATACATATAATGAATAAAGGTCAGGTGTACCACTAATAGCTGTCACTGTTGCCCATTGTTCACCGCCATCATCAGTCTTTACAACAACACCTGATTCAGCTACCGCATATCCAATATCTTTGTTTGCAAGCATAATAGCATGATAATCATTTGTTGTTGCAACACCGGCATCTTGTACTGTCCAAGATACACCGCCATCGTCACTAAATGAAATATAGCCACCGGTCAGTGCAATCCAAATATGCCTAAAGTCTAATGCAAACAATGCGCCACTATCATCAGCGAACAAGTTTGAGCCACTTGATTCAACATCAACTGTTGTCCAAGTTGCCCCACTATCATCAGAATATGCAATTTCTCCATTGGCGGCGGCGGTCCCCCGCGCAACAATCCATCTTGTGGTATCTTTATCTTTTCGCACACAGGTTACACTGATAATATCTTCATCTGTATCAAATGGTTGTACAGCTGCGTTAGCCCAGGTGTCTCCATTGTCATTTGTATAAACCACATCAGCCTCAGCGCTTGTTACAGAATCACATCCTAGAAAGCCTTGCTCACAGAGATCAAGATCACCTCCACAAACACCCGCACATCTCTCTTCATTACAAAACATTATATCATTAACAGCTTCTTGAGCAGCCATAATTTCTACACTCCATCCGTTGAATCAGGTAATGCTTGTGCGCCAGCTTCCACATCCACAACAATAATTAGTGGGGGCGCGGCGCTAATATCATAGGTTGCTTCACTACGATCATCACCCTCTTTAAGTGCCATATTACTAAAACTTCTATTTGTAATACGTCTTACATCTAAAATAAATGTCTTTAACCAATTATTGAATACGTCACGTCGTCCATTGCAAATTTTATTGATATACAATGGAAACGGACATTTCTGACGTTCCAATACAGTTAGAACATCAGTCACATCTTCCATAATTTGTGTTGAAACCGCATCAGGCGGTCCCGCCGTCTCTCCTGCTGTAACCCACTTTTTAGGCCCGCTTGGATCTGGGCAAAAGAAAGGTGTGTAATCACCTAACGGTTCATCCAAACTTTCTACCTCGTGACATCCAAGAAATACAACATCAGTTGAAGGTCCATCAGGTTGAATCCAAATAGAACCTTGCCCCCCTGTAAAATGTACTTCATTTGCCATTACTCTATTCCTCCGATACTTCAATTATTGCATCTGTCATAATTTTCACAAAATCCTTCATTCTCTTTTTCGCTATTTGCTTAGGATATTCTCTCGCTTTAATTCCGCTTACATAGTGCCCCTTACTAAAAGCCATATTACCACTCGCGCCACCACTTCTTGATGGAATTGTACCCGCAACACTTTTTGTTTTATAATTAGGTTTAAAAGCTAAAACTTTGGCGCGCCGTGGTGCAACATAATGTCTTTTTGTGCCCGCACTCACAAATCTATAAATATCATTGTCGGTGCCTTCCTCACCTTCAATTGCATTATTTTTTGTACGCACCTCTTTATCAAAGTCAACCTTAGTTTTCCAATCCTTTACTGATGATTGAAAATCCTTATCCATCACATCAACAAACTTTTCCATTGCCTCAGAAAAAGTCTGTTGTGCTTTCCTGCTCGTCAACTTCGATTTCGCTAAAATCTTCTGAAGCGACACGTTCTATATAATCCTTTTGCAAAAAGCATTTCGCATCATTGCTATCAATGTTGTATTCACGCCCAGGACTAAACCAATAAATATGACCAGATTTACAACCTCTCATTCTCAAATCCGTATCATACGTGAACAAAATTTGTGTATAGCCATTCTGTCCTTCTTTGTAATTATCTGTTGTCACATTCACCTCCGGCACAACTACAATTTTGTTATGCCTTATTTTCTTACCTCCGCAACATGCCATCGTTCACCACTATTGCAATTGTGCTTAATGTTAACCACGTTGCAAAATACATTGTAATTTGAGGCAAAAAAATATAAGCCAAAACCAGCATCGCTGACGCCCACACGCTAAAACACCAAACACAACTCAATAATTCACCAAGTAATGTATTCGGCCAAACATCAAACGGCATGCCATCTTGTACGCGTTCTATGCCTACCATTTTTCTAATTCTCAAAAATATACCAAACGGCCCTTTTTCTTCTACAAACAATGAAGACAATCGCCAGCATGCTAATCCTAAAATCAAAATTTCTATCATATTCATTTACTATATTATATCATATTTTGTTGCATTGTCAAGCAAACAAAAAAAACAATTGTCAACTTGACAATTTGTCGCATAAATGTTATAATATGATTAGAATGAAAATAGAAAAGTTGCAAGAGGAAAATACTAGACAATATCAAGCGATCTGCGATTTTTGGCGATTAGGCCCAGGGCGCAATCTAAATCAACTTCATATACAATATGATGTACAGGAAAATCCACCATGTAAAACTTATGGAACATTGCGCCGATGGGCTTCGGATTACAATTGGGAAAATCGCATTGCACAAGCAATTTCTGAAGATCAAGAGTTGCTTGAAAATGAATATCAAGAAAGATTGCTTGAGAACGCACGCCGTCGCTTTGATATTCTTGAAGATATGTATTCACTTGCAAACGAAATTGACATTGATACTGAAATGGTAAGTGTGGCGCAAGCAACCACACTCTACAAAACATTCTTAGACGCAGTCGGGAAAGTGTTTAATGTTGATGCGCCTGACAAAATCGCACTCACAGATCCATCGGGCAAAGAACCCTACAATCAATCTGATGTTCAGCACCTTCTTGAACTGACAGAAAAATATGAAAACAGACCCAAAGAAAAATAGCCATTGCAATTTTCCACAATGGCTATTTTCCCTAAAGCTAACTTTATTCACATTCCCAATTCAAAGGATAACCAGCATCGGCCCACCCTTCGATGACCTTCTGCTTGTCAACCTCGTAACTAAACCACACGCCTTCAATTTCTCCTGTATATCTGTCTTTATCACTTTTGATAATTTGTTCAGTAAATCTATTTAAAAATTTACTCGGAACCCAAACTATAACTTTGTTACAATTTTCAAACAAACCAGATTCCCTGGCTTGTTCTTCAGATAGATGTACATCCACATCGCAACTATAACTATTGACCCTATCTGAAACCAACAACGGATTTAGATTTGGCAAATCAAGCTCGCGTCTTGCTAAATCCAAGCCCACCAAGCCAGAATCGTGCGATTCAAAATAAACTGCGCCAACACTCTTTCCTGCGAAAACAACTCTGAATTTCACTTTTCTCTCCTTTGAATTTAAATTATCGTAATCTTAACAACTTGTCAAATTCAAACCTCATAGGCTGTTCAACTCCAACAAAGATGAAGCTGCCTTTCTCCATAACAAGTGCACGCGGATTTGCAAACTCAATCAAATCTATTGCATTTTTGATGTTGTTTTTCCCTGTCACCTCTCGCGAAAAAACTTTTGCAGCAGGGCGTTTTCCAGGCACAGATTTGACCAGGTAAATTTCCAGCGGCCCCAGGAGTGCATTGTAATATTTACTATTACTACAAATATCAGCAATAGCCATTGTCAAATCTGGAAAACTCATCTGAAAAATGACTTTATCAAATTTACCAGCAGCGTCAATCAAAAAACCCAGAACGATCTCGACGCCAAAAAACGTTTTGTTTTCGACGACGACATCCATGTCGTCGATTCCATACTCATTCTTATCAAACTCATGCCGCCCCACAACTAGAACTTTCATTTTTCTCTCCTTTAAATTAATTTGCTTGGGGGATAAGCTTTTGCGCTTATCCCCTTGCCTAAATTACAAAACTTCTGTTACAACCTCCACCTTAATCACCTTTTCATAGTGACTAAAGCTGAAAACAACATTATCATCAATGATCTCACGATTCATAACAGCACGCAAAATCATGCCGCCGCTCTTGTAAAAATTACTGAATTTCAGTATTGCTTCCAGTAAATTGATTGGCAATACAACAATTGCAATATTACAGTCGTCAGCCAACTCATCAAATCTTACAACGGACTCACGGCTATTACTCGGTAATGACTCATCGACCTGTTTGATGTTGGTTTCATCAAACCTATGATGAAACTTTTTTGTTAAAACTTCTACTTGTTCTTCAGTTGGTTCATGACGTGACAACCATAATGCCTTCATTTCTATCTCCTTTTGTTTAACTAATGTTTACCCTTAACTATCCCAATTATACCATAACCATAAAACCATGTCAAGGATTTTATGTTAAGATGGTGTTACAAAATGGTTACGATAACGTTAACATGGGATATTGCAAATAAACACAAACGCTCTCAAGCTGATACTACCAGTACCACCATGGTGGTACTAACACAAAAACGGTATTTGGTACTGGTAGTATTACGTTAAAATGCGTTTTACAGAGCGATAAGCCGCACCTCCGGTGTAACCATAAATACGCTCTTGTATTTCGTTTAGGCTCAAACCTTGTTCATGTAATTCTCTCACAAGTTTATCTTCGCTGTTATCTTTCGGGGCTGACAAAGATTGCATTGGTTCACCCTGTTGAATTGCATTATAAACTTGTTCGCGAGATACATAAGGTACTTGAATTTCTTGCACTTCTTTTCCTGTCAATTGTGCCCACGCTCGACCTTTGTTTTTTACATTGCCAACCTTTTGACCAAGCACAACTCTTTGTGATGTCGGACTTGTATGAAAGCAAATGCGTGTGCTAAAATTATCTCTGGTTTGCGTATCAATAACACTATGCTTTGCATTCTGACCAGCTAACAAAAGGTACACCCCATATTGTCTTGCGGTTTGCGCAGTTTCTCTCAGGTAATCTCCAATATCATCCTGATTGAGTAAATTTGTGCCTTCATCAACAACTGTAACAATCGGAGACAGATTTTCATTTGATTGTTTATTATAAGATTGCAAATTGTGAGCAAGCGGATATTGTTCATACAGCTCTTTCCTGCGATAAATTTCTTGTTGTACACCACTCAATACTGCAATTGAATCTTCCGTTGTACGTGCTATAGGATACCGCAACCTATTCCAATTTTGCAAAGCGTTAAACGCGCTGCCATTTATGTCAATCAGACACACTTCTAAATTTTCTTGTGCTTTAGCAAACTGGTAAATGAGTTGCAATAAAAAAATTGACTTTCCCCAACCTGACGCTCCAACCGCAAGTGTATGCATCAAATCATGAATTGAAGCTGTCAACACTTCATTTTGTGATTTTCCAACGATCAAATTATTTAGACTTGGATTTTTGCATATTTTGTCCAATTCGATCATATTTGGTAGACTTTCTTGCGTCAGCATATTTTGTTCCGATTGCGGTAACGTATTTTCAGTTTGTTTAACTGTCAAATTATCAGCTTTCAATGCAGCTTGTTTTTGCACATCAAGCGCTGACAACGCGATTAACGGATGCGCACCAGCGTTATCGCGGTTTGGATCGTATAATGCAAAGTTTCCTAAATTGATAATCGGAAAAATTCCATTCTCAGGCTTAATCATGCGGCTTTTCATATCAAACCACTCCAACGCAACTTGCAATGTTCGATAGAATGCATAGAACATCAGAACGAATACACCTACAATTGAAAAAATTTTAATGCCTTCCCATGCTTTTTTGCTTGCAATTTTCCATGGCAACAACGCTCTTTGCTGAGCAAGTTCTATTTCTCTTGTTTTGCTATCGAGCCTATCCACGGTAAATTTATATGCACCAGATAAAATGCAGCCTGATGCAAATGCAATCAAAACAAGAACGGTTAATGCGACTACATCAAATTTTATTCCTCTGATTCTATTCTTTAGTCTTTTTGTCATTTTGCTTATCCCACAACAAATATATAATAATTCCAACCAACAAAACCCTATCAGCGATTGCATACAAAAAATTCATATTTGCATCAATAAAGCTTGCCCATGCCAAAGGTAAAATTTGCAAGCGTTCATTTTGTTCTTCCATAAGCTGTTGTTGCGCAAGTTTATTTTCAGCTTGCACTTCTAAATACTTTGTATTGACAGCTTTGTAAATCAAATCACCCAAACCAAAGTTTAACGCAATTCCTAAAATGATTATCATTCCTATTATAAATACAAAAAACCTTTTAAGTCTCATTCACTAAAACCTCACCATTTATTTTTGTAATCTTATTTGCTTTTTCCAATTCATTTAAATAATTGTAAACCGTTGGCTCGCTCACATCAAGCTGTTTTGCAATATCGCTCACAGTAATTCTACCATTATTTTTAAGCAACTCTAAAAGAACACTCATTCTTTTTTGTTTGCTTGACAACCTCGACTCGACAATATTTTTTGTAGCATCCATTCTGGCAAGGTACAATCCAAACTCTAAAAAATTACCATAACTATCCAGTGCTGCAAGTAATCCTAATGCAATTGGAGTCCACACTTGCACGAAACTTGACCACATTGCTTTTGCACCTAATAATGTTGCAAAAGCTAATACCACGCCCACAAATGTGGACATTACACTTATCACAAGTGCAATCCAATCCCATATTTGCTTACTGTCACCCTTGCGATAAATCTCAATTACATTTGACAATGTGCCAACCTCACTGCCGAACGCCAGCGAAAATGAACCACACAAAACAAGTCCAGTCCTAAACCATTGTGGTAACACTTGCAACTCCGTAAAACTAAATGCAAGCACAGCAAAACAGAAAAAACCAACGGCGCTCGCTACACTTGGAACCAATAAACTTAACCCTCTCCATCCCAAAACTTTCATAAAATCTCCTTTCTTAAATTGTGTACTTCATATTATACCATTATTCTAAAACAAGTCAAACTTATATGTATTACAACGCAAATAAAAAAGGCTTAGATTTTTAGTCTAAGCCCTTTTTTTAAACAAATTTATGCTATTATCAGCACGGTGTCACATCAATCTCGCAACCGCAGCACCCGTAACCAGCATCGGGGGCTTCTAGCCTGAGGAAATTTACAATCCCTGGCTGATTAATATCATAGCTGGGATGCCCCTCTCGCCATGCGCTAAGCGCGCGATGCTCATCAACCGACAACTTCTTTGGCCACCAGGACGATTTCCAAATCGCACGACAAACAACCTCTCCGCCAGCATCATTGATTAATCTCTGGTTACATATTACCTCGGTGGCCGGCGCCTTCGCTGACTCCAGAACTCTAACCCCTTTCCCCTTTCGGTAAATCCACAATCTGGTTTTCTGTTTCATTGCTCTCTCCTTTTTTATGCTGACTTAACAACAAACTTAACTGCTTTGTCTGAACTTGTTGCAATATTTCCGTTTTGATCAACAAAGTAAACCTCACTTTTTGTTAACCAATCTCCAATAACATCCAAGCCGTAACGCGCCCTGACCTGGTGGGGATAACAACAAGCTATCTTAAAGCCCTTTTCAATAGCTTCTAGCACCCTACTATCATTTAAGGCGGGTAATGCGCCAGATTCGTGACCATGCATCACGATCACTTTTTGGCTATCTAAAATAGCCACTGGCTTGCCCGCTTTGTGTGCTATTAGCTTCTCGAAGTCTGTCATTTTACCCCCTTTCCTAACTTGACCTAATTATACCACCGATGATACATTACGTCAAGCGATTTGTGTTACGATTGTGTTACGAAACCGTTGCGAAGCCGTTAACATGAGAAGTTGCAACAGGAATAATAATCTCAAATCCATGGCAATCATCACGAATATGTGATCGCCAATTTTCCACATTATCCCAAACACGCATGCTTCCAGGATACCCCATGAGAACTTTCTGCGCGTGCGGAATATCAAACAAAACTGAATTAGTCCTGTTTGAGTTTTTCCAATAAGTGTTGTCTTCGCATTCCACAGGAACGCAAAACACAACACTTTGAATTGACTGCTGCCGACTAACATCCTCAATAAAGGCGAGATTTCCGCCAGCAATGCAATATTCATTGTTAACAAAAATCTCGTTTTTATTCTCTGTCCATTGAATCATTTTCATTTTAACCCCCTTAGAATTTGTAATTTAATATTTCTTCATCCGAGAAAAGCTCCTCAATTTCCTCAGACGTGCAATCAAGCTCATTCGCTATATAGATAGCCCTGGAATGTATTTTCACGCCGTCCCGTTCTGGTTCCGGCTCCGGCTCCGGATCCGGCTTAGGTCCAAGTTTCCACTCCAAGAGTTGACCGTATGAACGAGTGCGGCCACGGCGATATGTGCGAGGCACATAAACAAAGTGCCCCGTGTGCTGCGTCCCTCTCGGTAAAAGATCCTTGGTGCGCGTGTAGTGACGAGAAACCACACCTTGGCACACCACTTCAAAAATAGCCCACGGTAGCTCAGGTCCATAACGCCATCCGCTTACTTTGTGGATGGCTTGCGACTTACCGCTTGCCACCACAATACCCTCTACTTCTGGAAGTTGTGCGGTAAGCTCCTCCTCTTTACCGCCCCCGAAGTTCCTCGTACGAAGAACCTCGCGCCCATCGGCGCCCTTAACTACTTTTGCCCATTCTGTTAATTGCATTGTCTCCCCCCCTTTAATCCCTCTCTGAACTGTCCTAATTATACCAGAACGATCGTACTATGTCAAGTAAAAAGCGTTACGATTATGTTACGATTGCGTTACGAAAGCGTTAACATGAGATATTGTAAATAATACCACTTTATAAAATTTTACTGATAGCCCTTACTTACATTAAACTTTACATATAAAAAATTTGTGCTATAATTATAATATGAATTTTGAAGATGAGCTTGTAGACAAAATAGTTGAAATGAGTTTTATCCAAAAACAAGCATACCTTAAGTCGCTTTCTAAAACTGAAAGGCAAATTCTAAAAGCTGTTTTGGAACATAAAACTGTACCAAAAGAATTGTGTAAACTTAGAGATAATTCAGCAAGCTTTACAGATTGGATTATATCACATTTTTATGTACCAGAACTAAATGGCCCCATAGCGCTCAAACAATATCAAATTGATGCACTTAATAAAGCCACAAGTAAAAATGAAGACGGTCTATACAACTATTCTTTAATTTTATGGATGGATATTAAAAAATCAATTAAAAGTTGTATAGCCGCCGCCGTCGCTCTGAGAATGGCTTTTATGCGCAATTGGGCCTCAATAAAAGTTGTTGCAAACAAACGTGACCAAGCCGCATCACGTAGCTATTTTTACATCACGCGATCTTTAAAACTTAATCCTGAGACAAACACAATGCTACAAAGCGGTGACATAAAAATCAATAACTACAAAATTGAATTCAAATTCAATAATGCAAGTATTCAGGCATTACCTCTTAATCCAGAAGGTGAAGCAGGTGGCAATGATGATCTAATTATTTGGACTGAAGCCTGGGCCGCAAAAACAAAAGCGGCTCAAACTATGTTTACAGAAATGGTTATACCGCCCAACAAATTTGGTAAAGGCTTCAAATGGATAGAATCATATGCAGGTTACAGTGGAGACAGTCCAATACTAGAAAGATTGTACAAAGAAAATGTTGAAAATGGCAACAAACTAAATGACACAATGTACGAAAATGGCCAAACCTTCGCATTATACAATACAATTCCACGTTTGCCTTGGCAATCAAAAGAATATTATGCACAACAAGCCAAAGAATTAACTGAATCTGAATTCAATCGTGTGCATAGAAACATTTGGCAATCATCTACAAACAAATTTGTTGAAAATCTACAATGGGACCTATGCAAAAGAAGAATACCGCCACTTAAACACAAGGAAAAATTATTACTTGCACTTGATGTCGGTTTACATAACGACTGCTTTGCAATTGTCGGGGTCAACAAAATAAATGGAAAAATAGCTGTGCGCACAATTCGTGTATGGAAACCACAAAAAGGACAAAAACTTCATTTTTCTAACCCCAATCCAAAAGACAAAAAAAATGATGCAAACTATCCTTTTGGTTACATACAAAAATTATGCAAAGAATACCGTGTAATTGCATTACGCTACGATCCATATCAAGCTGAAAAACTTGCTGAAGACCTGGAGCGCGAACGTATTATCAACTGCGAGCCATTTTCGCAACTTTCCTTGCGCACTAAAGCAGACAAATATTTACAGGACATTATACGTGAACAAGAAATAATTCATCCTGATCATCCTGTGCTCACACAACACATTTACAATGCACAAGCACAACACAAGGGTGAAAACAAATTACGCATGGTCAAATCTACTGACACAAAAAAAATAGATGCAGCCGTAGCTCTCGCCATGGCTGCGTACTCAATCAAAGATTATAGAATGTAACCAAACAATTACACTGTTTGGTTTAGTTTTCAAAAAGGCTTAGATTTTACTCCAAGCCTTTAGGAATCACACAAAATTATGCTAATGCTTTCTTGATCAAGATTTTATCCGAAGGTGGCGCTTTCACCTCTCCACTATTCAAATCTATATATCCTTTTCCTTTGCTGCTATTCCTCATTTGCCCGTTGCGATCATAATGAGCGAATGAATAATACAAGCGAACATGACCATATTTTTCCCAACGATTAAATCTGATTACAGACCTCCACCCTGTATGCTTCGGAGCAATTTTTACTTCTTGCATCTTGTTAATTGCCTGAATTTGCTCTTGTGTCAGTTTCATTGTTCTCTCCTTTTGTTTTAATGTTTAGTGTTTATCCTTAACTATCTCAATTATACCACTATCCCCATACTATGTCAATAGAATAGTGTTACGATTGTGTTACGAAATGGTTACGAAAACGTTAACATTAAACTTTGTCAAGTTGACTACCCAAACAATTTGTGATATAATACTTTCAAGATGATTGATTGCATCCTCAATTAATTCTGCACCACGTGCAGAACTTAATTCTGCTTCGATTTCTCTTATAAACTTTTCCTTATTCATTTTTAAACCCATATCGTATTATAATATCTAGCAAATGCTTCCCTACCTTTAAATTTCCCAAATGTCAAAGTTCTTTTATTCATTGCTCTCTCCCTTTTTTAATGATTCTTTCTCAAATCTTTATAGTAATCACAAGATTCACAAATTGCGATATCATTCTCTACAAAAAGAAACTTTTCAGACCCGCAATTTGGGCAAACATTGGGCCTAGGAACCCAATAAAACTCGGGTAAATACGGATAATATTCGGCACACAAACAGCACGCCTCATAATCATCTTTAATAATTTTCCTAAATTTAGGTATATCGGATTCAAAAAAAAACTTTTTCCCACCCGCTTACCCTTTCAGCATCTTGCACCCAGAGCTCGCCGTTTTCGAGAGCTTTGGATATATCCATGCTTACATGAATATCTGGAAGATCATTACAATCCTCAAGCGCCCAAAATGCGCCATTGGCGCAGGGGCCATCATGCTTACGCTTTTTGCCATTCGGTATACTAAAACTTCTAACAAGATTCATTTCAATCTCCCCCAAAGTACTATGAACTTGTCTCTCTCGGCTGTCCTAATTATACCACTATTTATATACTATGTCAATAAATAAGTGTTAAGATTGCGTTACGATAACGTTACAGAAACGTTAACATTAAACTTTGTCAAGTTGACTGTTTGGTCAATTTGTGATATAATACTTTCATGCTCACAGATATGATATGGAAGCTCAAGAAACTTCGCTACAAAATGTATTTAAAAAGCCCGCAATGGAAACGCAAGCGTTACGCTGTTCTATGTCGTGACAATTTTAGATGCACAAAATGCGGACGCAAACACCATTTACACGTGCACCATAAAACATACGAGCATATATTCAATGAACCATTGAGGGATTTAATAACACTATGCAAAAAGTGTCATCAGAAAGAACACAAAAGATAAATGTATTATCATTATTTGACGGAATAAGTTGTGGGCAACTTGCATTGCAAAAAGCCGGTATAGAATACAATCAATATTTTGCAAGCGAAATTGACAAATATCCCATAGCAGTTACACAAAAAAGATTTCCAGAAACGATCCAGCTTGGCAACATAGAAAATTGGCATAAATGGAAACTGCCAAAAATAGATTTAATTATAGGCGGTTCACCATGTCAAGGTTTTTCCAGTGCTGGCAATCAATTAAATTTTGACGACCCAAGAAGCAAACTATTTTTTGAATTTGTAAATGTCATCAATCACTACAAGCCACAATACTTTTTGTTGGAAAACGTCAAAATGAAAAAAGAATGGAGTGACATTATAACTAAATACATGAAAGTCAAACCAATTTTAATCAATAGTGCATTGGTGTCTGCACAAAGAAGAAAAAGATTGTACTGGACAAATATACCTAATGTAATGCAACCAAAAGACAAAAAGATATTATTGCAAGACATTATCGAACATGGTTATACAGAAAAAAACAAAAGTTATTGTTTGGTGTCAAGTTATACACCATCACTAAAAAGATATTTGAAAAAACACATGCATCAAATTGTATGGAATAACTGGAATGCACACAAATCAAAACTGAGAATTATAGCCAACTCAAGATGTATTGATGAAAAATCACCATCATGTACAACAAGAATGAATAACCCGAACAATAACGGTACTACGGTTTTGTTTTATAAAAATTTAACATGGCGCAAATTAACACCACTAGAATGTGAACGTTTGCAAACAATACCAGACAATTATACTCTTGTTGCACATCCACACTTTCATGGTAAAATGATGTCTGATTCACGACGTTACATGATGATTGGAAATGCTTGGACGGTAGATGTAATTGCACACATTTTTAGTTTTATGAATTATAACAAGGGAGATTGAATTAAATGAAAGAGAAATCACTAATTGTAGAAACAAACCAACCAGAAACTTTTATAGAAAGAATATATGAATTAGTATATGAGTTTGAGGAATTGTCAGCAGATCCGTTTCAAGAAGGTAATTTACTATTTTTTACAAAACTCAATCATTCAAACAAAAATTCATTTTGTTTAGAAGTACAAGAGCTTAAGGGAAAAAACTAAATGGATATTGTAACTTGTATTGAACGTGAAGAACAAGGTGACTCAACAATATTCTCAGAACTGTTTGAAGATAAAGTAATTTATGACCACAAGGAAAGCACATGGTATTTATGGAATGGTCACATTTGGCAACGTGACGATAAACAACAGGTATACAACCTTACTGAGCTTGTAGCAGAAACATATCAAGAAAATATGAGCGCACTTCCTAGCCACTTCCTCAAAAAATGCGCATATCGCATTCGCCGCCTACATCGTCTTGTCGGTATAAGAAATTGCTTAGAACTTGCAAAATCTAAAATGTCATTAGATACTGATTGGGATAATGATCCATTCAAACTTGCAGTATCAAACGGCGTGCTAAATTTAGAAACCGGTGAACTGGAAAAAGGAAAACCTGATGATTACATCAGAACTACAAGCAAAATTGAATGGAAAGGATTAGACGAACCGGCACCACGTTTTGAAAAATTCCTAGAAGAAATATTTAATGGCAATCAAGAAGTCATCAAATTCATACAGCGCCTTTTTGGTTATGCAATGACAGGTTTAAATGTCGAGCACGTTTTACCAATATTTTATGGGCCGGAAGGACGTAACGGCAAAGGTGTTTTACTCAAAATTATTTGTCATGTTTTAGGAAACGATCTTGCCAGCCCCGTCTCAAAAGAAATTCTACTCAGCGGAATTCGCAATCCTGGCGCATCAGCTCCATTCCTTTTTGAATTACAAGACAAGCGCTTCGTATACGCTGAAGAAACAACAGAAGGTGCAAAATTTGACGAAGGTCAAGTCAAAATGCTAACAGGCGGCACGCCATTTGCCGCAAAAGAACTTTATCATCAGCCTGTGACCATTACTCCAAAATATTTGTTAGTAATGACAACCAACTCCAAACCACAAGTTTCTGCTGACGACCCAGCGATTTGGGAAAGAATATTACTCATCGAATTTACGCAACGTTTTATGGAAAATCCAGAACTTGACAACGAAAGAAAAATTGACAAATTTTTATACGAAAAGCTAACCAAAGAAGCATCTGGTATTTTGGCTTGGCTTGTGAAGGGTTGCATGGAATGGCAAAAGCACAAATCATTGCGGACACCACAATGCGTTAAATATACCACTGATGCATACAAAAATGACCAAGATTCCATTGGGCGCTTTCTAAAAGATGAATGCAAAATTCTGGATGACGCAAAAGTGTATGCTTCAGATTTACAATCTCGCTATAACACCTGGGCAACCGGTGATACAAAAAAAATGAATCGTCATGAATTCTCTAAATCAATTCGTGATAAAGGCTTTGAAAGAAATCGTGATGCATCAGGTTACTACTACACCGGATTGCAACTTAAACCACACGCATCAAACTCACTTGAACATGAACTAGAAAAATACCTTGACAATTAAAAATAACGTGTTATAATTACAAACAAATAATAATAGTAAAAGGAAAAATGTCTCAGAGGAAGCAATGCCTGATGAGGCATTTCTCTGTACAGGGGATTGAATAATGAAAATTGATATGGCGCAAGTAAAAAGTCTAAATGATTACATTTATGGCAAATGTTGGCTTCAGAGGGTTTACAAAAAGATATATTGGTATTTCAATCCAATGAAATACCAATATTATCTTGGTAGATTGTGGGAAGCTGAAACAAAAGTTAAGCTTAGAACAATAGACAAATTACTTGAAGCCTATAGCGCAGATTGGATTGAATAATGATTCGCAATACAAACGTAGCATCATAGAAACACTCGTAATAACAAAATGAGATGGAGGTCAATCCATCTCATTATTCTGTTGCAATATAAATTTTACAAGCTTCCAACATTCATAAGAGCTTGTTCTATTTTGTCAATTTTATCAGACAAAATATTAACTTTTTTACAAACATCATCAATGTAATTTAGGATGCATTGATACAAATCATCTTTTTGTTTTGCACTCGGCGTCATTGTAATTTTGTATTCACTACCAATAACTACATCTTTTGTTTCCTCTTCACAATTACAACAACTCAATTCAATTGTACTCCAACCTGTATCTCGCATCTCATAATTTGCATTGACAGTAGCTATAAATTCTATTTTATTCATGATTTGCAATTTTCAGACACTTGGAGGCCATCTGTCTGCCTTGTCAAAAAAATAATCAATGATTTTACCGTCTTCTGTTGTAACAATACATAAAACTCTGTTAAAAACGCATCCGATAATAGTGTTTAATAAACCGAGCAATGTTAATCCCCTAATGTAACATCTATCTTTATTCATATTCTCCTCTTACATCATTTTGTCTATCAATAACACAAAAACCTCAAGCATTTTTAATATCAATGCTATCACTCCATATAAAGCCAATGTTCCACCAAGAACAATAGCTATAACTGTTGCCGCAAACAGCAAAACGCCTATTACAACGCTCATTTCAATATCTCCTATATCTCTTTATGCTTACTATCTGTATACGTGCTTACAGTCAAACCTCATAGCCTCTAATAATTACATAAGAGTTCACGAGGAACAAAAACAGCGCAATCCAGAACATTCCTGATTGCATACTTGTATTTACTACAATCAAACCAAGTAAAATTTCAATTGCTACCTGTACGAGTATCATATACCTCTCCGAAGCTGCAAGCTAAAAACAACTAAAAGTTGACAAATAAAAGCAGAGTGATAATTACAAATAATACTTCATTGTCAATCACAAGTCCAAACGCAAACATAAGTAATTGTAACACAACCATGAGTTTACGCATTTTATAATCCTAGATAGAACATGTCGCAATTTGTACAATATATGATGTCGTATCCTCCATGTGTGATTGGCATATATGTATTTGTGCGAGAATGCCCTCCACAATACGGGCATCTAAAATACCAATGCGCAATATATTTTTCTTCTTGAAGGCTATCTATGTATTTGTCAAAAACTTTTGTTAACTCCTTCTTGAGTTGTTCTTGCATTTTGTTCATCAATAATACTCCTTAATCTTTTCATGCTTTTATGAAATTCATTTAATGCATCAGAAGCAATAAAGTTATCATCAAGTATGTTTAAGTCAATCAATCCTTGCACGACGCCAGCTATACGTTTAGACTTTTCAATGAAATCTTCTACAGTTTCTATTTCTTGTTGTTTCATAATTCACCAACTGTTTACTACATACAATGCAATTTTTTGACCTTTTAGGCCAAGACTTTGAAGAAAAAATTCCAAGTCAAGGGATGTGCCACGATTTGTTTTGTCATTAAAAACAACCTCTTCTATACCAGGTGCAGAGCATCCATCAACAACTTCAAACAAATATCCTGTTGATATTCCAAAAACAATATCTTCATTACCATCGTTGTAATACACCTCAAACCACACAGGTGCATCTTTGCCTGGTTCTGCTTCAATCAAAAATTCAAATAAACTGAATTCGCCACCACAATTAAAATAATCACCTTTTATGCGTTCGGCTTCCTCGGTAGACATTTTGATACCAAGAAAAACCTCAATTGTTTGATACATTCCCATTTTGCAATCCTCCTTATGACATAATGCCCTAGCGGCTTATGCTAGCCTTAAGGCATTTATGCTTATACTATTATATTATCTGTATTATACCATAGTTAGAAAATATGTCAATTCGTGTACTCGGTGTACCTTATGTACCATGTTTCATGAACTTTTCTAAATATTTTTAAAAAAATAAAAAAGTTTCATGAAATATGGTACACAAGGTACACTAATCTATTTCTAATAATAGATATAGTTAATATTATTAAGGTTTTATGTTAAAAAACTTAATATTTTTAAGCTATATGTTAAGATTATTAAGGTATATATTAAGATTATTAAGAATGTATGTTGTGTACCATGTTTAAAAAGAAGGTACATAGAAGGTACACAAGGTGCATTTTCTAATACATTTATAATGAAAATATGGCTTAGACCTAAATCTAAGCCATATTTTTTTAATACAATTATCCAATAACAGTGTTTTCATGCCACCACTTACCAGCATTTTCGCACCACCAAGAATAAGGTTTATTTTCATTTATGGCACTTTCTACAATCGCCATAATGTTACTTGGCCTGATTCCTTCTGGTGGAAATATTGAATTGTTAATTCTTCTAATTACAAATAAGCCTTCATCACTTGTGTGTATTTGCAAAGACCAACAATCGGTGTTTCTGATTATGGATCCACGCAAGTTTTTTGATTGGTCTTCATCCCACAAATACTAACTACCATGTTCATTGTTAGGGTTCTTTTCCCACATTTGAATTTTCTCCTTTACTCTTTACTGTCTTTCTTCTAATACATCGTTCCATGTCCACTTTTCGCACATTTCATCATACAAAGTTGCGAACAATTCTCGTTCAAAGCTATCCATACTATTTTTGTATCGCAACTTTGCCTCATGTTCAGAAACGTCTAAAGTATTGTAAACAAATATTACGCTTGGCTCTAATGTAAGCAATCCAACATCGTGCGCCCAATCAGACAAATCATCATAAGTATCCTCATGAGCGTCTATTTCCGATTGCTCAAATTCAGTATCTTTCATTGCCTGAAGTCCAGCCAAGCAAATTCTTGAATATCCTGATGCTTCATGATCCCAGTTTTCCAACGCTTCTCTTACTTTTTGTTGCAATTCTTTGTTATTCATCATTAATTCTCCCCTGACCAAATCTCCTCTTTCAAACATTTCTGTAATTCCCCTATACTGTTATTGTGAAATTTATGTTATGGAAAATTGCATTGTCACCGCTGTCTAAAACGGCTTTGGCTTCAACGATATTCCCAATTGCTTTTTTGATTTTTCTTAATGCATCTTCTGATTCAATACAAAAAGAAAAACCAACAGTGTTATCGAATTTCAAGTTTTCATCAAACCCCCCGCCTATCTGACAAAAGCTTCCGTCATCAAAACGTACTGTTATCATCTGTCCATTGTAATCAGGTTTCTTGACTTCTGCTAATGCTTGAATTAAATCGAGTTCCTTAGCATTAACATGGATTATTGCAAATGGAGGATATTTACAATGTGTTGATGTGTCGGTTTATTTTTATACCGCGGGATTGTATGCGTTTGTATGCCGTTGCTTCACCTAAACGTGTGCCAAATGGATTCATTAGATCCTCTTCCGTAAAACCAAATGAGCGCACATTATTTGTAAGTGCAAGATCTTCTTGCCAGCGATTGACTATGCGAGATGGAGCGTCACATTGGCAAATTGGTTTGTTTAAGCGTGCTGTTGCAAGCATTGCAATTGTATAAGCCCACCATTGCGATAATTCATCACAGTTGCGATTTCGTTGTGTTTGTTCACCACTGTAGTAATTTATGATGACTTTGTCAGGCTCAAGGCTTTCGTTGAAACATCCATAGTCCCAACTTCCGCTTGAATATGATGCGGGCTGCACAGCAAATGTTCCGACACGTTTGTTTTGTGTGCGTAAACATCCTGTTTGACTTGACCAACTGCAACCAACATCGTTGCATACAGCCTCGTTTACCCACAAAAATGTTGCTTGATCGGAACTGTCATTGTAAACTCGATAGAATTCTACAGTGTCCACATAAGAAGATGCTGAATCGGCGTCAATTATGCCAGCGTCAATTTGACGCTGTAATTGAGGTTTAAGCAGCAGATATTTTGGAATGTAAACTATTGCGGTTGCCCCACTGATTTTTGCATTGATTGGCCGAATTTGCCAGTAATTATCAGCATCTTCACTTCCTGGATCGGTGCGGCAATTTGCAGCATCCGCAGCACTATATTCTTTGAAGTACGCTTTCAGTTCACAAGCATTTGTGAAATCAACGGTAACTGTAAACACCGCTGTGTCATCAAATGTATCTCCAGTGGTGTCTATATCAGATTCACGTGTAATATCACTCGCATCAATTTGTGATGTCGCGCGTACGCCACCTTGAATTACTTTTCCATAGCTAGCTTGCACGCTTTTTTGTACAAATCCACTTGCTTGATAACCACTAATACCACGCCATTCTTTTTGATAAAATTGCGGATAGTTAACAGTTTCAATGTACCATTGTGGTGCAGGAAAATAACCAACTTCGTGAATTAAATCATCTTCTGCTTGCCTGATTGCAAGTCGCAATTCTTCGCGTGACAGTTGGCTATCATCTTGCCAACCAAATTGATACAAATAATCCGTACATCTTTGACTGGCCCTAAGTTCAGTTTTTGCTTGAAAGAATTGAATTGGATCAAATCCTAGAATATTGGCATATCTTCCAAGACTTAAAAAATTATTACCTGCATACTCTGCACTAAACGTCATACAATTATTATAGCACAGATTTATAAATTGTCAAATTTAATCATTCATCCATTTCTTCAATTTCCCACTGGTTTCTCAAGCTTGTTTTCAATGCAAACATCCAGCCTGATGTCCGTTCTTTGCTCGGGAAATCATAGGCATTGAAAACAAATGTCGATTTATCTATCTTTACAATCTCTATTTGCCAAGTCTTACTTCTAATAAACAACGTGTCTCCGCGTTGCATCTCGGCGGTTTTTGATGATATGATTTTCTGTTTATCCTTCTGGTGTTTTGCTTGAATTGTGTAATCCATTTTTAATTCTCTTTTAATGTATCTAT